CGTGGCCCGTGGGGAGTTGAAGCGTTTGATCATCAACATGGCACCGCGGCACACGAAGAGTGAGTTTGCGTCTTATTTGTTTCCTGCGTGGATGATGGGCCGTAATCCGAAGATGAAGATCATTCAGGCGACGCACACGACAGAGTTGGCGGTAAACTTTGGTCGTAAGACTAAGAACTTGATTGAGAGTGATGATTACAAGGATGTGTTTCCGGGAGTAAAGTTGGCGGCTGACAGTAAGGCTTCTGGTCGGTGGGACACGAGCAGTGGTGGAATGTATTATGCTGTTGGTGTTGGTTCCAACTTAGCGGGACGTGGTGGTGATTTAATTATTATTGACGATCCACACTCGGAGCAGACGGCGATGTCGAACAATGGTTTTGACGATGCGTGGGATTGGTATACGGGTGGCCCTCGTCAGCGTTTACAGCCGGGTGGTTCTATTGTTTTGGTTCAAACTCGGTGGTCAGAGAAGGATATGACGGGTCAGTTGATGCGGGCTCAAGCGAAAGACAAGTCTGCGGATCAATGGGAAGTTGTTGAGTTGCCTGCAATATTTGAGGACGGGACGTCTTGTTGGCCGGAGTATTGGAGCTTAGAAGATTTGACCGCGGTTAAGGCTTCTATTCCTCCGAGCAAGTGGAATGCGCAATATCAGCAAAATCCTACGGGTGAGGAGAATGCGATAATCAAGCGCGAGTGGTGGAAGTTGTGGGAACAAGATAAGGTCCCCCAGCTAGAATATGTAATACAAAGTTATGATACTGCTTTTAGTAAGAAAGAGACTGCTGATTATTCTGCGATCACGACATGGGGGGTATTTTATCCAAATGAGGGTGGTTCGGGTCCTAATTTAATTTTGTTAGATAGTAAAAAGGGACGGTGGGATTTTCCTGAGTTGAAGCAGGAGGCTTTAGAAAATTTTAATTTTTGGGAACCTGACACGGTTATTATTGAGGCAAAAGCTTCAGGGACCCCTTTGACGCAGGAATTACGAAATATGGGTATTCCTGTAGTAAATTTTACACCGAGCCGCGGAAATGATAAGGTGACGAGAGCGCATAGTATAGCGCCGTTATTTGAAGCTGGTATGGTTTGGGCCCCTGACGAAATGTGGGCTGAAGAGTTAATTGAAGAGGTTGCGGCGTTTCCAAATGGAGAACATGATGACTTGGTTGATAGTATGACACAGGCTCTTATGCGCTATCGTCAAGGTAATTTTGTACAATTACCAACAGATGACTGGGAAGATGAAGAAAACTCTGCTAAAGTGCGATTGTATTATTGAGGATTACTACAGATGTCGGACGTTGAAAAAGGTTTAGGGGCTATATTTATGGACATGTTACCGTTCAACGATCCCGAAGGTGACTTTCCTGTGCCAATAAACGCGGCCAAACAATCTTTTATATCTAGTTCGGGGCGCATGGATTCTGAAAGTAAGGGTGCTTTTTATCCTGAAGGGACCCCTACGTTTTTTCAGAGGTTGGCAAATGAGTATAATTATCCGGTTGGGATTATGCCTGAAAGTGGAAGGATTGGTATTGATCCGTTGTACGGGGATACTCGTTTGGATCGGCCTCGTTCGGACTTACCTAACCCCCAAGAGCTTCGTGACACGCGAGGCCACATGCTTGGTTCGGCCTTACTTGCAAAGCAGTATGGCCCAGAGACCGCGCTCAAAGCTGGTAATTTAAGAGAGATGTTCACAAACAAGCTTCATGCTGCTATGGATAAGAGAAACAATGCTGTTGGGATCAACTTATTTAAGGCGGCAGGCATTAATGCGACTCCCGAACAGCTTGCGCAGTCTGTAGACGCTGCTATCTTTGAGCAGCTCGATTTAATTTTGGGCCGGGCCCCGAAGGAACGTAAAAGGCGCAGTTCCTCAGAAGCTACGGTACCTGACGTTTATTTTCCGCGAGATGACCAAGGTCGTCTAATTTCGGACCATTAGGAGAGACCATGGCTAGAGAACCAATAAATGGATACCAAAGTAGTTTAATGGACAATAACGTCCCATCTCAAATTGACGAAGACGTATTGAAAGCGGAGATGGAGATTGAAATCCCAGATTCGCAAAACGACGTTATGGCGATGATTGATGCCGATAATGTTGATGAAATAGAGATTAGTGAGACGGAAGACGGGGGTGTTGAGGTTGATTTTGATCCACAAGATCAACGTGGCGAGGATGGAGATTTTTATGTCAACTTAGCAGAAGAGATGCCTGACCGTGAGTTGCAACGCATTTCTGGAGAATTACTTAGTGAGTATGATGCAAACAAAGCCAGTCGTCAGGATTGGGAAGATGCGTATTCTAGTGGTTTAGACCTCTTAGGTTTTAATTACGAAGAAAGAGCGCAACCTTTCCGTGGGTCCTCTGGCGTGACACATCCTCTACTTGCCGAAGCGGCAACACAATTTCAGGCACAAGCCTTTAATGAGCTACTTCCTGCTAGTGGACCTGTTCGTACTGTCGTTATGGGCGAAGAGACGCGGGCCAAGTCTTCTCAGGCGCAACGCGTGAAGCAATTTATGAATTATTACATCACAAGTGTCATGGAGGATTATACTCCTGACATGGATCAGATGTTGTTCTATTTGCCGCTTGCTGGTTCTACTTTCAAGAAAACATACTACGATGAGGCTCTGGGACGCGCTGTAAGTAAGTTTGTCCCTGCGGAGAACTTGGTTGTACCATACGAAACCGCGGACCTCGAAACATGTCAGAATATTACGCAAGTTGTTCGAATGTCCTTAAACGACTTACGCAAACGTCAGATTGCGGGCATTTACTTAGATGATGTGGATGTTATTCCGTCACAACGTGAAGTGACAGGTGTTGGAGGAGAGATTGATCGTATTGACGGTGTTGAGCCGGGATCGATTGATTACGACTGTACTATTCTGGAATGTCATGTTGATTTAGATTTAGAGGGTTATGAAGACTTAGATGATGACGGGGAGCCTACAGGCATCCGTATTCCTTACATTGTCACTCTTTCCATGGACAACGGGCAAGTTTTATCTGTTCGTCGTAATTGGAACGAAGAAGACGAGCGTCGTAAAAAAATACAATATTTTACACACTACAAGTTTTTACCCGGGTTTGGCTTTTACGGCCTTGGTTTAATACACACCATAGGCGGTTTGTCACGAACCGCCACTTCGGCACTGCGACAGTTAATCGACGCCGGTACGTTGTCCAATCTCCCTGCGGGTTTCAAAGCTCGCGGACTACGGATCAGAGACGATGATGAACCGTTGCAGCCCGGTGAGTTCCGCGATGTGGACGCTCCCGGGGGCGCTATTCGTGACAGCCTTATGCCGTTGCCCTTCAAGGGTCCCGACCAAACACTGTTTCAGTTGTTAGGTTTTGTGGTCCAAGCGGGTCAACGGTTTGCGACAATCACTGACTTAAAAGTGGGTGATGGTAATCAGCAAGCGGCTGTTGGCACAACCATGGCAATGATGGAGCAAGGCTCGCGGGTCATGAGTGCTGTACATAAACGTTTACATTACGCAATGCGGCAAGAGTTTAAGATTTTGGCGCGTGTCATGTCTGAAAGCTTACCGCAAGAGTATCCGTACTCCGTGGCGGGTGCTGACGCAACAATCATGCGTGAAGACTTTGATGATCGCGTAGACGTTGTTCCAGTAAGTAATCCTAATGTATTTAGTCAGTCGCAACGTATTATGTTGGCACAAACTAAGTTGCAATTGGCTACACAGGCCCCTGAACTGCATAACTTGCACGAAGTTTACAGCGACATGTACGAAGCTTTAGGTGTAACCGATATTGATCGATTGTTGAAATCTGTTCCAGCGGATACGGAAGAACCGCTCGATCCGGCACAAGAAAACATAAATGCACTCGACATGTTACCTTTAAAAGCATTTGAAGGTCAAAATCATCAGGCGCACATAATGGGGCATTTAGTCTTCGGGTCAACCCCTATTGTGAGTGGGTCCCCCATGATCGGCATGTCTTTGCAAAAGCACGTGATGGAGCATGTACAGATCGCGGCCCGCGAACAAGCGGCCGTTGCTTATTTACAACAGGTGCAACAACAAGGCGGTCAGCCCGCAGATGCCGAGCAGATGTTAGAAGTCGAGAAGATGACAGCACAATTTATTGCCGAAGGCTTACAGCAACTCAAAGAGCTTTCCAATCAACTTTCTGGCGCAGGCGCTCCCGATCCACTGGTTCAACTCAAAGAAGCAGAGTTACAACAAAAAGCGGCATCCGATCAGGCAGACAATCAAATCGATCAAGCCAAGTTACAGTTGGATTCACAGAACCAGCAGATGCGTGGCCAGCAATTCCAGCAACGCTTACAGTCTCAAGAAGAACAGACCGACAAGCGTATCGATTCCGCTATGCAACGTGAACTTCTAAAACAACAGAGTAAACCACAATAACATGTTACGGTATATCTTAATTTCATTGCTTGTATTAATCGGTAGCCCTTTGGTTGCCGATGATACTATCAGGACTGAGACTACCGTAATATCGGATGGGGAGATGGATACCACTATTAACAGTCCACCACCATCAGCTATATCACCTCAGATTAGCGCAAGTAATTCTGACTTGTGTACTGTAGGTGTAGCTGGCGCAGTTCAGACACAGATACTAGGCATATCGGCAGGTCGCACTGTACGTGACATGAACTGTGAAAAATTAAAAAACGCCAAAACCATGTACGATATGGGGATGAAAGTGGCAGCCGTGTCCGTAATGTGCCAAGACAAAAGAGTGTTTGACGCAATGCTCAACGCGGGGACGCCCTGTCCCAAGGATGG